CTTCTTCCGATTGCCCTTGATGTAACCCAGCGCACGCGCCTCATCAGCCGTGATGTCGGCAAAGGTGCTCTTAATCCGGGTGAAGGGAGTATGATGAATCGCGCTCATTACCTTCGTGACCCACCCCTGGTCCCTTTTAATAAACTCCGGCACAGCAGAAGTGCCACGATAATCCGGGAACAGCCAGTTGGTGTCAACGGCCTGCTTGGTCGTATAATCAATGCTCTTGATGCCATACTCGTCGCTATGAGCCAGGAAGGATTCCTTCAGGCTGCCCATACGCTTCGCATCCGCGAAAATCTGCTCGGTTTCCGCATGGGACAGAGTATTCTCTTCGGCCATCGTCTCGGGATCATTGTCAAACACATTACGCTTCATAGAGTCATAACCTCCGTACATGGAATGAGCAACCTCGTCGTCCTCGTCCTCATCCTCATATTCTTCTTCATCATCTTCTTCTTCGTCTGCCAGGTCATCTTCCATGTCGTCAACGACATCCTGCAGCGCGTCAATCTGACCCTGCTCATACAGAGCATTCACAACTTCCAGCTGCTCATCGGTCATACCATTCAATACATCCTGAATATCCATTTCTTGGTCCTCCTCAGGTTCTTCTTCGTATTCTTCTTCTACAGCATCTTCGGGATCTTCATCCGCATACTCGGCATCGTCCTCTTCGGGCTCCTCATCGTCGTACTCGGATTCTTCATCATCTTCAGGCTCTTCCTCGTCGTCATACTCGAAGGCAGCTTCATCATCGTCTTCGTAGTCTTCTTCGGGGTCATCGCCATCATTGTGATACAGTTCGATGAGCTGCTCATCCGTATAGATCAGCGCTTCTTCATCGTCCCTGTCATAGGTCCCGTCGCTGTGCGCGAAATTAAGGTTCTCAATACGAGCACCCTTATTGGCACCTGTGAGAACCATACTTACTTCACGGATCTGTCCATGAACGACATCATTTCCACGCTGCACCAGCTGATTTGCATAAATGCTCAGCGCTTTGATATCGCCATTGGCAGCCGCTTCCTTAGCCGCCTGGGCTTTGGGGTTGTTATTGAACCAGGCATAGCAATAAACGCCTTCGTCATGGTTTTCCAGCAGAGCATGACCCAGCACATTTTCCGGATCATTATGCAGATGCTGCCAGACAAGCGGCACTTCTTCGCCGTCGTTTTCCACGAATGCGTTCCTGCGGATCGTACGCCCATCGGAACACTTGACGTCGTTTACTGTAGCCCAGCCGCAAAAATCGAAAGGTCGATTCTTTCTGGACATAATAAATTTCCTCCTGATTGATCAGGTGTTACTTGCGGGGTACAGGCTCCGCAGGTTCTTGTCTGTTTTGTTTTTGATATTCTTCCACGAGCTCAATGATTTCATGATCGGTAAGCCCCGACAATTCCTTTTCGCTGAATCCAAGAGATAACAGGAGCTCCTTCGCTTTCTTCAGCTCTTCAGGATCTACGGGTTCTTCCTCTTCTTCCGGAGCTTCTTCGGCTTCGGGTGTTTCTTTGGTTTGCTGTTGCTCGGACTGAGGTTTCACATTGGTCTGCGATTCTTCGGCTTTTTCACCATTTTGATTTTCATCTGGCGATTCTTCCTCAGAATTTTCTTTCTCATCGTCGCCAACAGTTCCGGACTCGTATTCGTCCTTCAAATCGATAATTTCATTGTCGCTCAGATCTGCCAGATCGCTTTCATTGAGCCCCGCGTCTAATAACGTCTGTCGGGCTTCTTTCAGCTCTTCTGGATCAACTGGTTCATCTTCCCCGGATGCAGGATCACGATCCTGAACTGGCATGTTGCTGTTGCGCAGTTCATCTGCCTTCGGATCATCGGAAGGCTTAATGCCGAGGATGCTGCGGATTTCATTTGCCGTGAGAATTTCATTACGTGTGAACTTGTCGGCAATGTCCGCGATATTATTAACAGGAACCAGCTTGAAGTGGTCCTGGAAGAATAGAATGCTTTCCAGCCTTGTCCGAGCCGTTTTGGTCAGGAACTTTCTGGTGAATTCCTCAACAATGGCGCTCAGGATGGGTTCGATCGTGCTGTTGAAATAACACAGTCTGGTCTTCTCGTCAGCAGTCCCATTGAAAACTTCCATCGGAATTCCCAATTGGCTGTAAAGCATGGCCGCAAAGCTGTCTACCTGCTCCTTCAAATTGTTTTCGATGGAACGGTTTAGCTGCGTAATTTTCTCGGTTGCGTCCGCATAGGCAATGCCATATTTTGAAGTTGTGAGCTGTTCCTCGATCTTCTTTCTGCGCCGCTCAGCTTCAATCATCCGCTGTTCTGTGCGAACTGTATAAGGAAGCTGAATAATCAGATCAAGTTTCCCACTGCTGTTCTGTTCATCCGTCATATCAAGCAGCTGAAGCTTGCGAATAACGCGCTGCAGCATGCTGTTCGGCTCATTCATCACAGCATAGAAAGGATTCTCAATGATTGCGGTCGTCCTCTTCGGAACAATAACTTCTTCTTTGCGTCCTGTGACTTCATTATAGAGAAGCACTTTCACCGAGTCAGGATACCAGGAGGTGATCTTTCCAGTCCGCATGGACAGAATGTCAAATCCTCCGGTCATCCTGGGATTCAGGTCAGTATCCACGGGTACGACAGCTACGCAGCCTTCATCAAACATGGATATGACAATGTCCTGAATCAACTGCCGTCCAGTCTGATCTAGGTTGGCTTCAACACTCAGGCAATTGTTCAGTCCGCTTTTGATGGTCTCCTTGTAGCGTCCATTTTCATCCAGTCGAACGTGCCGGATGTTTACATTGGATACATCTACCGCGATCCGGTTATAGGCAGCAGTCACAATAGACCGATCATACCCTCTTGAAAATCGCGGGCGATCAGGGCGATAGGAGCTGCTGTATCCGAGACCCACAGTATTTGTTAAGTTTTCCGTAGGATCCCGGTTGTTTCGAAAGGCATTCCAGGCATGCGCCAGCCTTTCTGTAAACTTAGGCATCCAATCACCTCGATTTATTTAGTTGTATACTGTATACCGTTCAAAAATAAAAAAGTGCGATTACCTGCGCCTGCGTTTACTATTAGGCCTGAGGTCTACATATCGAACTCCGCTGGCAGCGTCTCTTCCGATTCGACTGCTGTTCGGTCCGAGACGATCCGGCAAAGTTTGCATCGCTTTGGCAGCTTTCGCTGCTCCGGTTCCTTTAAAAGTCCGGTCCATTTCGCGCTTCCATGCGTCGCGCCTGGCTCTGGCATTCATCATTTCGGCTCGGGTTGCTCTTCCAGAATTCAGAATTCCTCCGCCGGCACCGCCTGCAACAGCTGCGAGTCCTGCAGTCTTAGCTGCATCGAGAGGTGATGCACCCTGAATCCTATTGATTGCATATGTACCTGCCCCAGACAATGCAGCCGAAGTTAAAGCACCGATCGCGGCTCTCCGTGAACCAATGCCTCTTCCGGTATTCGCCTGTTCAGTAAGCTTAGCAAGTTTTCGCTGTGCCTTCATGTAATGATGACCAAGAGCAGCGCGATCTCCGCGTTCAATGGCTTTGCGAACGCCCCACTTCATACCTCTTACGCCATAATGTGCAAGGTATTCATCAGAACGCTGAATTCCGTAGTAATGTCTTGCCATTTTGAATCTCTCCTCCACTTCCAAACAGGGAGGGGCGATTAGCGACGACGACGCTTCTTATTTCCGGAAGAAGACCCGTTACCGCCATTGGCATACTTAGTGCCCTTGAAGGCCTGATTCATTTCACGCTGGAATTCAGCAGCACGCTTTGCAGCTTTCTTAGTTGTGGCAGCACGATAAGCATTGTAACCAGCACCGACAGCAAGGCCTGCACCCAAAGCACCAGCACCAACGCGAGCGAGAGTGTTATTGGAAACAGCAGTCTTAGCGGCATCAGCCTGCTTAGAATACTTGGATGCTTTCTGAAGCTGACGAGCAGCAGTAACACCATTTCCAGTGTTCATGTTCCTAACGCCAAGTTCTCTCCAAGCAGCGGCACGATTTGCAAGTTTCTGAGACTGTGCATTAGCCAGCCTGGCCCCAGTCTGATTACCCCAGTTTTCGAGCCCGACTCCGGCTTTCCCAGCACCGATCGCCAATCCAGCAGCGCCACGCTGCAGAGCAGATCCAGCAGCCCTAAGCCGTGCATTCTTACTTGCTGACAGGGTCTTACCAAGAGCATTAGCACCGGTAGCAGCACTGGTACCCACCGTGCGAATCGCATTACTGACACCAGGAACACCAGCAGCAGCCAGTCCACCGGCGGCAGCAGCGCCAGCACCAAGCAGAGCAGCTCTACGGGCATACTTTTTACCACTTGTAGCCTGTTTCTGAAGCTTCGCCAGCTTACGAGAAGCCTTACGATACTGACGAGCAAGAGCTCTGTCATTTCCAGATTCGAGCGCCTTCCTGACGCCCCATTTCATACCTTTAATGCCATAATGCGCAAGGTATTCGTCGCTGCGATCAATCGCATACATATGATTGTTAGCCATTGTGATTCCTCCATTATCGGTTCTTACGTTTTGTGGTCCACTAACGTCTGCGGCGTTTTTTGTTATTCGATGTGCTGTAAAAAGCATCATACATAATATCTGTGTCAAATTCTTTATTCATCGCTTCACGCCATCTTTGGGCTTTCTGGGCAGCGCTTCCTCGTTTGGCATTTGCGGCTCGGTATGCGTTGTATCCGGCAACTCCAGCCTTATAAGCAAGCATGCTCGGATTCTGGATACCCATGGCAACCAGACCAGCTGCTGCACTTGCTTTAGCTCCTTTTTCAAGAGCTTTGCGTGTATATTTCACACCAGCATTAGCCTGCTTCTCAAGTTGCTCAAGCTTCTTGTTGGCTTTTCTAAGCTGGCGATCATATGCCCGCTTGTCACCCTTGCGGATGGCTCTCCGAACACCCCAACGCATTCCACGAATTCCATAATGCATGAGCGGTGAATTGTCTCTGACAACCGCGTAATATTTTGCCATTGCTTACACCCCATTTCAGCCAAAAGCATCGCGGTTCATCTTATATGCGACTAGCGCGTCCATCATGGCAGCCACGCTATCGATCTTTTCATCACGCCGCTTTTTATACAACTTTCGGTTACCGTTCGTGTCAGTATCTACGACGCAGTTTCCCATCGTGTACTTGATCATCTCTTGATCGAAGAGGAGCATTCTGTCCTCTGCTAATTTCTTTATCTCGCCAAGGGGGACTGATTCAGTCCTCGCTCCTTGCGGTACTTTTACAATTCCGAACGGTCCGTTTTCCTGACCCCAACGCTCTATAAAATCTTTGGCGTAATACGGGTCGTATCCGACAGTTTGAACATCATATCTACAGCTGTCGATATAATTCTGTAGCTCGTCATAAACCTCCATCATATCCAGGATTGTTTCATTCATGATGACGAGTGTGCCTTCCCTCATAAATTCTTCATATTTCTGGCGCATAGCCATGGGAAGGTTTGCGAAGGTGGATGCTGTAATGTAGCATCTCGTTTTGACACCAAAGGAGCCGTCTCCCAACGGAAATAGAAATGTAAAGGCGCAGAAGTCGTCGCCTCGTGAAAGGTCAACGCCCATTGCACATTGCATGTTCCAGTAATCCCGATGCTTGTGGCACATAATCTCTTTAGTTGTAAAGTAATACGTTAATCCTTCGCACGGAATCCCAAATCTTTTGGCGAGAATATCATTCTTCGTCGAGGGGCTCTTTTCCATACGCTCTTTATCGAGCTGGTACGTTTCGTACGTGACCGTTTTGCCCAGGTTGGGATTCGCTTTGACCCACATTCTCGGATCATTAACTTCTTTAATGTCGTCGAGTTTGTAATGCCAGATGGATACATGTGGGTTGTAATAGGTGCCATTCAGGATATTGTCCAGTTCCATTTTGATCGTGTCGCCGACATTGTTCCGAACCAGTCCTTCCGAAGAAGTGGCCAGAATCAGATATCCGTCAAGCTTCGATGCGCCCTGCTCGATTGCACCGATGACGTCTTCGCGGATATCCCCCGACAGCCATTCGTCAATGGTTGCAACCTTGCAGCGCAATCCCTGGAGTTTATCAATAGACATGGGGCGGGATTCGATAATCGATCCATTGATAAAATTCTGAATGCCCATTTTGGTTGAGGCCAGCTTGCATCTGTTTGCACGATCTCCTGTTGTGTTCTGAAGACTTCCATCTGTCAAGAACTTGAACAAGGGGCCTCTGGATCTTGTAATAGCTGTCCGGATCGGAGACAAAGTCTCATCGCTCTGACGAATTGTCGGAGCTGTTACAATCTGGTCAGTTGTGGATGGGTCCATGTTTAAGAAATAGCTCTGTATGCATGCGTCGTACACAGACTTCGCAGCACCACGGGCAACAATCAGATATTGCTTGGTAGTAAGACGTTTAAGCAGCGTTCGCTGTTCATAGCGTATAACGCCATCGGGTCCCGTTACAGGAACGCTTCTCTGAACGTAATAATACCAGCCAAAAATCTGTTCACCCCAAAGCTTAAAAGAATCCAGCAGCACGAGAGGACTGCCATCGGTAAGCGTCATTTCGCCTTCACAATAAGCAATCCAGGCCTCTGTAGGATCTGGACAATAATAAACACCATGATTTTCAATCAGGGCGTCTATTCGTTTCATCTCCTGAGCAATCTCTTTGCATACTGGAATTTCTCCCCGCATAACCTGATCTCTAAACAATCCATAATATTTCGGCGTGGCTGTGTTTGAGAGATTCGTCATTCAATCAGCCCCTAAGCCCGAACATGTCCTTTGGACTACCGTACCGCCGAACAGCAGACCTTGCACTGTTAGCTGTGCGGCGTACACGACTCCGGAATGTTTCAGAAGGCAGGGTTCTATTATTAAACATGCGGGTTTCACTTTCACGAGCGGTTCGAGCTTGTTCTTCTAATGCCTCTTTCTTCTGTTGATACTGTGCCTGTGCGTCTCTTGCAGCCGTACGGATTAATCTCTCCTGCTCCTTTTTATAAGCGGCGTTTCGTTTTCTCGCTTCCACCATAGTTCTTGTCGGTGCGGATGGCAGATAGGGATCAGGATTCGCTTCTCGGGATAGACGGCGGGCCTCGTAATATGCAAATCCTTCTTCTTGATTACGCTTTCTATCACGAGCTTCCGCTTCGTCTAACAAACGCCGCATTCCCTGACGATATCTTTCCGTTTCGCTAATAACAGGCGTGGTACCCTGTTCTCGAATAGCAGCTCTAATGCTCTCACGATCTGGAGCAGTCTTAGCTTTTCTGGTTGGCTGCTGTTCAGAAGAAGTGCTAGCGGCACTTGCAGTATTATTCGTACTTCCACGAGCATCACTGTTCATTTGCCGTTCCATCCGCTCCAGATCTTCCTCGGTTGCTCCTGAAGAATTTCTGGCTCTGGTTGGAGAAACGTTGCGGCCTCTGCCTCTGCGCTCATTAGCCCGTAAAGCAGGTCCGAATAGTTTTGCAGCATTGCCCTTGGAATACGTTTCTTTAACATCGTTACCGTTTTCGTCTTTATATTCCTTTGTTACCTGACCGTTAAGCGCTTTAATTGCGGCATCCTGAGAACTGCCATACAATTTCTTAGTATCTTCAAGGTTAGTGATTCTGGCTCTCAACTCAGCATTAGACAATCGTCTCGTAGCTCTATTGCTCGCCTTATAATTTAAACTGCCGCCCCCATCACCATAGACACGGTCGTATCCCATATCACGATTTCCGGCAATGAGCGCTTTGTACAGCTCTTCGTTCTCAGCGCGCTCTTCACGATCGGCTTTATCCGACTGGTACTTGTCTCGAGCCTTCTGCTCTTTCATTGAACGTTTAAAGTCTCTCTTTGCTTGCGCCTCGTGCAATGCATTCTGCTGTTCCGTCAACATGCGTTGAGTTTTGAGCTTTGCTCCACGACCAACCCATTCACTTGTTCGTGCAGACATGCCCTGGCCAAATCCTTGAATAAAACCATTTCCTGCGGATTCGCCCAACCTGCGTAAAAATCCTTGCTTTTCATTACCAGATTGCTGCCTTGCGCGATTCTCCAGATACAAACGGTCGGTAATGCGCTCGACTTCAGAATCCGAAATTCCCTTATATTTAAGGCGTCCCTGACGAGCAAGCTGCACGTGCTTTTCAAACAGGCGCTCGCCACGCTTATAATCTCGAATGGCTTTGCTCTCAGGCGAGTTATACTCTTTCCAACTCGCCTGAGCTTTCTGAATTCCGCTCGACATCATCTTGCGAAGCTTGCTACTGGCATTGATATATGCGTCGCTCTTGGGCTTTGTCGATCTGGGTTTTGCCGGTTTCTTTGGATGTCCGAGTTGAGCGTCAGTCCTGATAACACCCCACTTCATGCCCTTAATGCCATAGTGCATTAATTCATTCGGGTCATCAGTTACGGCATAATACTTCATCCTGCCGCCTCCTTTTCTGCCAGGGCGGCTAATCTTTCCGCCTGTATGTTCATCCGCCATTCCAACTCGGCGATTCGCTGATTGTATGCTTCAGAAACTACAGACGAAGCAGGCGGATCGAAAATCATACGAACCTTGAGATAAATGAATTCCTTAACCATCGTTGCAATCGTAACCTGATCGGTTAAATCGCCCCAGGTTTCGTCATACCCCGTGATCATGAATCCATCATCGGAACCGACATCAAGCTGGTTAAGAATTGTAAAGACTGAATTAATGTGCACAATGAGTTCTTCATCAAATGCTGTCAATTCGTTTGTCAAACCGAGCATCTGTTTAATAGTTCCAAGAATACTTTGATCAAGATTCATTTTCGAGTCCTCCTTTCTTCTTTATAACAACCATGGACATGTGTCGTTAATGGTTCTTTCAACTGGAAGCTTGGGAAGTAAACTTTCATCTCCAAAATGGATTGCCTGATGGGTGTCGAACGATACGCAGATTAAGTACTCAGGATCATAGATCCAACTTTCTGCATGTATAAGGTCGTTCGCCGAAATTGGATTCATGTGATGCACATAAATTCCATTTTGCAGCTCATAACCCTCAACACCAAGATCACGTCCTTCATCGCGAATGATTACATCACGACGAGCACGCTTCCATTCGGGAGATCTGTAAAACTGTTGATTGAGATATCGATCGAATCCGAACGTATCAGCTCCAACCCTGCCGTTTAATCGAAGGTAACGAAAACGTTCTTCAAAAGTTTTGAGCTTTACGAGTTCTGAGTAACATCTACTAGTCATCGGTGATGTGGGCGCTATATCTCCGCATGGCTTCGATGGCGTTCTTGTACATCTCAGCTCTCTCCTGCTCAGAAGCAATTGCTTTAGTTTTCGCTTGAAGCATCTCGTTCTCTTTTCGAAGTCTCTCCATCTCCAGTTTTTCCCTTTGCGATCCAAGTTTTAAGAAGAATGTGGTTTCTTGTGAGGAAGCGGTGCCTTCGCGCAGCCGTTTCTCAACAAGATCATACGCATATGCTGTAAGCATAGCGTCTCTGCCCTCCGGAGTCATAGCCGGAGGACGTTCAGGAATCAGATCCTCGGCAAACTTTGCTTTTCTCGGCAAAGTAATCACGCTCCTTGAGGCCAAAAGTATAAGCCTTGCATCTGACCCTTACCAATCCTAAAAGTTTTGCTCAGTTTCTGTGCAGTTCTTTTAACATTGATAAGGGTCTTGCTAGACTTTTACAGACTTGTTTGGGAGTTTAATGGTGCTTTCACGTGAGTTGCCGAGACTTTTAGGACGCGTAAAAGTGAGTAAAACGCTGGCTCAAGTTGCTGCGGCATGCAGTTAAACACAGCAACGGCCTCGAGCCCCAGCAGCTCAGGTGAAAACACCATTTCAAATATAACCCCCGGAGATTTTTTGAAG